CCGCCCACTGCCAATCGAACCCTCTTCCCCTCGGCACGGTCACGAACAACGGCTCTGTGACTTGCTCCGGATTCCCCAAAAATGCGGTGTGCAGCCAACTCCTGATCTCCTGCCCCAATGTCGCGGATGCAACCGTGACCGTCGGTGCCGTTTCTGGCGGCGCTCCCATCTTTTTGATGAACGGCTCCGGCTGGACCCTCGTCGGCCAAGCCAACTACGCCTCCCGCTACATCAAAGACGGCTACACCGTGATTCAGGCGAAGTGGGCCGTCCCCTGGCAAGCTCCCGGAGTCGGTTATACCGGGAATTTGATGAACGCGGCCTGCCGTCCGGCAACCTTGCTAAATTACGTTGCCAATGGCGTTCCCGTGGCCGTACAGGCAGGATCGGGAGGCGCGGGGGCTCTGGGCTATGCCCTTTCCTGGTACGGGCTCGCGAGCCTGGTCAGCGTGGCGGAAATCACCTCCGGGCCGGTTTACTCGAATATCGAGCAAGGCTGCGAAATGCCCCAGGCTACCGCCGTCGAAATCTTCCCCACCGACGGCTCGCCCTGGTCCGATCAGCCCTACTACTCCCCTGGCGTGCCCCCGGCCATGACCCAGTACACCGGCTACACCTGCCTGCCGAAAACCGCGACGTCAGGAACCGCGAACCAAGCCTGGCTGAATGAATCGATCAACGCTCTCGGAGCCGAGACTTCGTTTTCGACCTACCTATCGCTCTGGCTGTGCGCGACTTCCCAGAGCGTGAACAATTCGGCGGGGCAAGGCTATCTCTGGATCTCGCAGATCATGTCTCCTTGGCAACTCACGGCCATGGCCGGATGCTCGGGGAGTGAAGATACCGACGGCGCCCTCACTCCGGAAGGTGAAACTGGATTCAACGCGCTGGTGGGGGATCTGGAGGGCAGGTGGTAATTCCTCACATGATCGGCGGAGCCCTCTGCATCCTGGCTGCAATCGGCTTGCTCTGCTCGTTCTCCTGCGGATGGGGATGGCTGAAGGGCTATCAGAAGGGCTGGAGCGAAGGCCGCGAAGAAGCCGCCGATAACTGTGCGAAACTCGAAGCCGACAACTGGTGGATCAATGCCGAGTTGCAGGTGGATCAGGAGCGGGTCAAGATTTGGCGGGAGGAACGGTGAGTGAACCTCTTACTTTCCGGTGTCCGCACTGTGACTGCGAACTTCATCCGTCCGATCTACCGAAGCTGCAGGAATCTGCCGATCTGAAGCACATCCTGCGATGGTTGGCGATTGTGTTCATCGGCTTCCCTCTGAGTTTGGGCTTCTTTGTCTGGCTGGGAACGGTGCTCTTTAGGATGTGCAGCCATCGCTAACCCTAAACCTTCTTTTCCGCAGCGGAGGGACTGACACCTCAGTAACTTCGCGATTCCCTACCCCATCCAGTAGATTTGAGGCTCGGACCGCCAGGTCCCTGCGTAACCTGCGTCCCGCCGTGCGCTAAAACGGCATTCGAAACATACCTCGGAAGAGTGTTCCCAAAAATGGCTAAACGACGTGTGGGTGTGCTGGAAGCATTTGAGCTTCCAACTTCGGTTACTGCACAAACTTTCTGCGGCCGTGGGATCGCCGAACGCCTGGTCGCGACCAGAGAAGCTCGGCGTATCGGCAAGCGGTTGATTCAGATGGTGCGGATGAAAGCCGCGGACGCGATCAAGCAGGCGAAGGCCGCGCGCGATGCGATTCAGAAGGCGATGCGGAAGGAAATCCAGTTAATGCTCTTCTGGGATGGGCCGCTCGGGCGTGGCAATGTGCTTCCCTTCGCAAAGCCGCGCAGCTCCGGAGACAAACTTCATTACGAGATGCCGATGGCGGGAGATCGAACCGCGTGGCTTAGATCGCGGCGATCTCCCGTTTCCCTTTCTGGACGCGTGTCGTTTTCTCAGCCTGGAATTCAATGGCAGAACTACGGTCAGTTAGGACCGTTCCTTCCACCATCCGAAAGAAAATCGCTAACCGCCTGATGTGTGGTTTGAACGTAGCCGAGCGGATTCCATTCATGGTTTTATCGACGATCTGGAAGTGCGGCATCCGAAGCGCACGGATCGTGAAGAGTTTCTTCGGTGGATGGCGCTGATTCGGATTGAAAATTATCTTCTCTTCCCCAGCCAGGACGAACGCAATGGCAGATCCAGAGATACAGACGCCGGCTGATTTCCAGTTCTACGTGCAGCAGAACGGATTGCGCGCTCAACGTGAGTTCGACAGGAGCTCGTTGCAGGGACTGCAGAAATCGCTCAGCAAGGCGCATGACAACCTGAGTAAGCAGGTTGGGATCAACACGCGCCTGTATGCGCAACTGACTAAGACAGAGCGTGCGCTGGGCTGGGAGCGGATATGGAGACGGATACTGGCAGCGGCGGTGGTGGCACAATTCACCGCGCTGGGCTGGTTGGTAAAAGCCTGGCTGGATCTGCACCGATGACATGCCTTTCCGTGCACCAATCGCCAAGCCCGCGGGATCCGAGAATGCTGCTCGCGATCGCGAGCGTTATCGTCGCGCTGGTGGTTTACGGCGTTTGTATGACTCGGCACAGTGGCGCCGGCGAACTCAGCCGGCCGTCCTGGCGCGGGATCCGATCTGCAAGATTGGCGAGCTCTGCGGCGGCAACGCGCCGAGCACCGATGCCGATCACGTTGTGCCGGCGGCAGAGTACGTCAAGCAGCACGGCGGCGACGAGCGCTACTTCTTTGACCTCAGCAACCTACAGGGTTCTTGCCATCCGTGTCACACCGCGAAGACCGTTCGCGGGGGGTAGGGGGGTCTCTTTTGCCCAGGGATGGGTGCCAGCGACCGGTGTTCAGTCACACGCGTGATGCCGCAGCAAAAGATTTTTTGATTTATGGGCGGGAAAGGCTCCGGAGGCCACAATCGGAAACCTTCGAAGCTGAAGGCCATCCAAGGAAATCCTGGCAAGCGTAAGACGAACAAGCGTGAACCGCGCCCGGCGCCAGGTACTCCGCAGATGCCATTGGGATTGGCGGCAGAAGCAACTGCCGAGTTTCGCCGTATCGCGCCGATCCTTGAAAAGATGGGCGTATTGACGAAGGCAGATGGACCGGCACTGATTGCTTACTGTAAATTGCACGCGCTCAACGTGAAGGCCGAGGCGGCGATCAAAAAGTATGGGATTGTTTTCGCCAAGGTCGATGAAGTCGGCGTTTCTGTGCTTAAGAAAAACCCGGCCGTATCGATCTTCGAATCGACGAGTCGGCTGATTCGATCTTTCCTGCAGGAATTTGGTCTCACCCCCGCATCACGAAGCAAAGTCGCAGCCAGTGAAGGCCGCGATCTCGAACCAGATGTTAAAGCACAAGACCAGTTACAAGACTTCCTCGACCGAAAGCCTGCTAGCCCGCGCGCACAGTAAGACTCCGCGGGTTGCTCGCTATTGCCTCGATGTGCTCACGGGAAACATCGCGGTGGGCCGTCTTGTCTTTCTATCAGTCGAGCGCCATGTGCGCGATCTCACCGAGGCTACCGCCCGTGGCTTCCACTATGACGATGACGCGGCCGCGTACGTCATTGAGTTTTTCTCCACCTTCCTCTACGTCGCGCACGGCGATGAGCGTTCGGCCTTTGTTCCGGAGAACTGGCAGCAGTTTATTCTTGCCGTCCTGTTCGGATGGAAGGGACCGGATGGCTTCCGTCGCTACCGCACTGCTTATCTCGAAATTGGCAAGGGTAATGGGAAGTCGCCGCTCGCCGCCGGCATAGGATTGTACGGGCTGCTCGCCGATGGTGAAGACGAAGCCGAGATCTATGCCGCCGCGGTGATGAAGGATCAGGCGAAGATCCTTTTTCGTGACGCCGAGAACATGCGCAGCTTCTCTCCGCTCCTGCGCCAGAAAATCTCTGCCCACGTCAACAATCTGTCTGTACGGTCGACCGCATCATTCTTCCGACCGATTTCTTCCGAGAAAAAAGGACTCGATGGAAAGCGCGTGCACATGGCGCTGCTCGATGAAATTCACGAGCATCCCTCGCCGCTCGTCGTAGATAAGATGCGCGCCGGCACCAAGGGGCGCCGCCAGGCGCTGATCTTCATGATCACCAACTCCGGGTTTGATCCGCAGAGCGTCTGCTGGAGTCAACACGAGTTCTCGCGCAAGATCCTTGAAGGCCTCGTCGAAAGTGACGGGCACTTCTCCTACATCTGCCATCTCGATGCGTGCGAAGCCTGTCAGTCGGAAGGTTATGTGCAGCCGAAAGATGGTTGCGCCAACTGCGATTCCTGGCTTGATGAGGACGTTTGGGGAAAGGTAAATCCGAATCTTGGGGTCTCGATACGTATCGAATATCTTCGCGAACTGGTGACTGAAGCTGTGGCGATGCCGGCCAAGCAAGGCATTGTGATGCGGCTGAATTTTTGTTTCTGGACTCAGGGTGAGAACCGAGCTATCGGCGCGCAGGCCTGGCGTGCCTGCGCCGGCGAAGGCGCGGAAGATCCTGTCGCCTGGCGCGTCCGCAAGATGGAGCAGAGGAAGGGATTGAAGTGTTTCGGAGGCTTCGATCTTGGGTGTACCGACGATCTCACCTGCTGGCTCGAGTTCTTTCCTAAACAGTCCGGTCTCGACAAAGCTTTTCTGTTGCCGTTCTTTTACACTCCGCGCGAATCAGTAGGCCTTCGCACTCAGGGGGACCGTGTGCCTTATCAGCTCTGGGAGAAACAGGGCTTCCTCACCGTCACCGAAGGGCAGACCACTGATTATCAGTTCATTCGTGAGGACATTAAGAATTGCGCACGCATCTCCCAAGTGGTCGAGATCCGCTATGACCGCTATAAAGCTCTGGATACAGTTAACCAGTTGCTCGCTGATGGGCTAAAGCTAGTCGATCACCCGATGGGCATATCGATGCACGACCCCACCACAATGGTGCTCGCAGCAGTGAGAGATAAGAACTTCGACCACGGGAACAACCCGGTGCTTGCATTTTGCGCTGACAACCTGGTGACCATCTCCGATGCCAAGGGCAATATCAACATGAAAAAGCCCGGCAATCCGAACTCGCCAAAAAAGATCGATGGAATGGTAGCGTTCGCGCTGGCAAAAGCTGCCTCGGCTGCCAACCCGGTTCCAACATCACGCCCGCGGCTGACTCGAATATGAACGTGCAGCCGATCACGGTAAATCGCCAGCAGCAGACCGAAGAGCTTAAGGCAAAGCAAAAGCGCGCTGGCCAGCGATCGGATGCGCTCTACATCGCCGGCGCCGTTCTGATCGCCGCGGGGCTCGGCTGGATCCGGATTTGCCTGGCGCCGATCACGCTCGGAGTTTTCTGTTTGGTTTTCCCGGTCCTCGAGCTGGCGACGGGATTTATTCGAGGGCTTCGTCGCACCAGATAAAATGGGCCTGATTTCCGAAACTCGCACGTCGCTGGAAAATCCCCAGACTCCGCTTTCGTTCCCCGCGGAATGGCTGTTAGATATTTTCAACGGTGGTCGCACTGACTCCGGGATCCGCGTCTCGGAGATGACGGCGCTCCAGGTCACAACTATCTGGGTCTGCGTGGAAATCAAAGCCGGCGCGATCGGAGCCCTGGAGCCGAAGATTTTTGAGCACATTGTTAACGAAGATGGCCGGCTGCAGCGTCGCATTGCCCATGAGCACCGCTACTGGGACCTGCTGACGCATCAACCCAACCCTGAGATGAGCAGCTTTACCCTGCGCAAGACGGTGCAGGCGCATCGCATGCTCTGGGGCAATGGCTATATCGAACTGCAGCGCGACGGCGCCGGCCGGATCATCGCCATGTGGCCGCGGAATCCCGCTCGCATTCGTCCTCATCGCCTTGCCAAGCCGCTTCGCGTGGTAACTTCCGATGGCATCGCCGTGACTGTTGATCCCGGAAAACTGGTTTACATCACTACCGAGGGCGTCGAAACCGAGAGCGTGGATCCGGAGAATCCTTCGCCCGATCCGCAAGGTCCGCATGGCGAACGTTACATTTTGCCGGAAGACCTTCTGCACATCCCCGGGCTCGCGCTCGACGGCCGCATCGGACAGTCCGTCATCCAGATGGCCAGAAACGCAATCGGCCTGGCACTG